CGAACGAATTAAAGAACTGGCTGAACAGGCTGGATTAAAATATTACAACTGGATCACAAATGAATCCAATATAAACGATGGTGATTTTAAGTATCCAAGATTAGAAGATTATGAAAAGTTCGCCGAGTTGATTGTGCAAGAATGTTTGGCACAGGCTGACGCTCTCCGTGATTCTTTTGAATCAGAGGGTGAAGATCAACAGTCATTAGGTGCCGCTTGGGTAGGATTGGCAATTGCAAGACATTTCGGAGTTAAAGAATGAACGAACGAATTCATAAACTTGCTAAACAGGCTGGTGACTATGTTAATGAAGTATATACTCCACCTGTTAGAAGCAAGACTCCTGGCAAGATTTGGGAAGATGGACATGTGGATTGGCAAACACAATTTAATGAAAAGTTCGCCGAGTTGCTTGTTAGGGAATGTGCGGAAATTGCAGACCGTGCTGAGCCATACAAGGCTCATGATTTGATTTTAAAACATTTTGGAGTTGAACGATGAGACCCGGTCTTACTGAATTTTTTTCTTGGATGCCGGTTTTTATCGCCGGTTTCATGGTATTTTTTCTGATCTGTGCAGGTGTTGCAAAAACCATACAGTTGTTCATCAGTTGACAATAAATGGGTAGGGGTGTATAATGAAATTATACGCTGAGAAAACGGAGAAGCAAATGCAATTTGAGGCTACAGTTATCAATACTATTGAAACAATTTTAGGCTCAGAAGAACAGGCAGATTTTAGTTATGGCACACTGTTTGTAACCTGTACCGAAGACACAGCCCGTTGTATTTTTCACACACTTTGCGACAATTTTGGCGGAGTCAACAAAGTCCGCATCAGCAAGTGCGGTGATGAATACGCCTATGATTTTGTCGCTTGACAATAAATGGTTTTGGGCATATAATAGAATCTTAGACAGTTAGATAGCGGAGCAAGTGATGCAGGTAGGTGATATTGTTAAGAGCTTGGACTTTAATGGTATTGACAATTGCTACATGGTCGGTAAGGTCGTGGGAGTTTACGAACGTGACGGCACTTTCCGTGCCAAGTTTGTCAAGCGGGTTTGGGAGGGTGTCGAGGATCGAAAATTCAAGACCGACTTCTTTACCGCTCCCCTTCAAGGCGAGCAATTCATGGATCGGCATGATTCTCCCCGTGTTACGGTAATCGGTTAATAGGAACCAAAATGTACACACAATACTCAACCGTTCTCAAGACTGTCCGTCTCAGTGATATCCGTACTGGTAGCACTGTCGTTGTGCGCGGAGACTTTGGTTTGGGAATGTCCCAAATTGTCTCGGTAGACTATGTAGAAGACAACATCAAAAACGGCCGGCCGGGTATTGGTTACGGCCGTAGCTGGGCATACTTGGATCAAGTGGTTCAGGTGCTCAAGTACTAAACGGTTGACGATAAATCAGTTTGGCTATATAATATACACATACACTGAGAAAACGGAGTAACAAATGGCTCGCTATCAACGCCCAGTTCTGAATCTTGACGCTGACACTGTTTGGTCGGCTGCTTGTGCGGCTCAACGTATCAACGGTGAGTACGTCAAGGCTGTCACCTCTTATGTGACTAACGAGGACATTCTTCCCGAGTCTGATCAGACTCCTCCTAAAGAAATCAACCGAGATATTATCAACCGTTTGGTTGCCGATCCTAGTCAGATCACCGATGCTGACCGTGTTCAGGCCGAGGCTGTTCGCAAGTACTACAAAGGGTTTACTTTCAAAATCCTTCAAGGCAAAATGTTGTCGGAGTTTGACAACAACGCAATGGTTATCGCTAACCGCGATGTTATTCAAGCCACGTATGATGTTGCGGTGATCGCAAGTCTCCCGGCTTCATATGAGCGGGCAGTTAAGCGTGACAATCTTAACCGTAAGATTGAAAGTGCATCGGGCGGGTTTGTTGGTCGTGTTGGTGATAAGGTCAATCTCACGGTTGAGGTTGTTCGTAGCGTGTTTAGCCAGCAGTGGAACGTGTTCTTTATCACTGGTATTACTGGTGATGATCAGCCGGTGTTCTTCAGTTATCGTGAAGCTATCCCAACTGGTAAGTCAATTGTTGCTCAGGGCACTGTTAAGGCTCACCGTGATAATACTACTCAACTCAACCGTGTAAAGGTATCGTAATGACTAATTTTATTGTAGGAACTATTTTTGGTATTATTGTCGCTACTGTTGGATTCAGCGGTATCAGCAAAATTCTCGACGGCGGAGTAAATAAGGTAAAAGCAGTTGTGCAAGAAAAGGCGCAGTGAATTTCAAAAATAAACAGGTAGAGGATAAAATGGGTCTTGATATGTATGCTTATATTGGTCGTAGGGGTCAATACCATGAACATCATTATGGTGATGGAGAGACCACCGAGACTCGTGAAATCGCATATTGGCGTAAGCATCCCAATCTTCATGGTTGGATGGAACAACTTTGGGTTAGTAAGGGTATGCCTGGTATAGGTGATATGAATACTGACTTCAACGGTATTGAACTGGAACTGACATGGGAAGACGTTGATAACCTTGAACGAGCGGTTAGGCATGGTATGCTTCCTTCTACAGAAGGATTTTTCTTTGGAAACCCTGCGGACGAGGTATATTTTGAACAGGATTTGGAATTCTGCATTAATGCCAAGGCAGAATTGTTCCTAGGGTTGAAAGTGTTTTACAATTCAAGTTGGTAATCATGGCAGGCTACAACGCAATACTAGAACTTCGTAGGCTAGAATCAGAATTAGATCAAATTGGTCTTATGCTTACTGCTCCTAAACATGGTTGGGGCAGTGACATAGGTGACAGGGCCGGTGTTAAGCCTAAAGATGCTGAAAGTCTGCCTATCTACAATCGTGATGCTGAAGTTATGGTTGGTACTCTGAATGAAATTCGTATTTGGTTGACTGGAGTGCAGTGGGCACGTAAGTACGACCAAATGTTGTTTGGTCAGAAACATGACAAGAACCGTGAACGCAAAGAACAAGATGAACGCAATCGCCAATTGGTGAGTATTATCACCAAAGGAGAAAAAGAATGAGCGCAAGTTGGATTAACAAACTGAATGAGAGTGATAGTCGCCTGTACAAGGAAGATGTTATTCGCCAAGCCCTCGAGGCAAGTGTCCTAGGTAGCACCAATGCTATCAATTTCTTGACCTTGACCAAGGCTTGTTATAATCCATATGCCACATATGGTGTTAAACAGATTCCTAATACCGAGGGAATTGTAGATGCTGAAAATCCTTGGGAAGAATTTAATAATCTGTTGCCACTACTAAGTCAAAGGAAATTGACTGGTAATGCTGCTAGGGATGCTATTGAAGATATGAGCCTTAGGTTTGACAGCGAAGAATGGAATACATTTTGCGCTCCCGTACTTAGGCGTGATCTTCGTGCAGGTGTCTCAGAAAAAACCATTAACAAAATCTGTAAAAAAACAGCTTACGAAATCCCTGTATTTGGTTGCCAACTCGCTACTAACAGCGAGGGTCGCCCTGAGATGAAGGGAGTCAAACGCCTTGAACCCAAGTTAGATGGTGTACGTGTACTGATGATGGTCATGCTAAATGACGATGGCAATGCGGTTTTTTCTTATAGTCGCAATGGTAAACTATTTGAAAACTTTACCCACATTGAACAACAAATCAGCAGTTACCTAACAAAATTAGTTAGGCATAACCGTTCATTGATGAAAGGGTTTGTACTTGATGGCGAAGTTATTGGCAATTCTTTCCAAGAGCTGATGCGTCAGGCTCGGCGTAAAGAAAATGTACAGGCTACTGATTCAGTGTTCAACATTTTTGATATCATCCCGATTGATGATTTTCGTCGAGGATATTGGAACGCCCAACTTGAAAAGCGTATTGAGATGTTGGAATACATGCGTCCTGTAATTGATGAGTTGCCCAATGTTGAATTGCTTCCGCATATCATGGTAGACCTTGATACCAGTGAAGGCAAAGACCAATTTCATAGATATTGTAAGGATATGGTCAATGCTGGCCATGAGGGAGTGATGATCAAGGATGTTGGTGCTCCTTATGAATGTAAGCGTAATACATTTTGGATGAAGTGGAAGCCAACTATTACAGTTGATTTGGAGGTGATCGGTGTTGAAGAGGGTACTGGAAGAAACGCAGGACGCCTTGGAGCAC